CGCCACCACCGCCCCCGCAACCGAGAACGCTAATGCGGTAAACATCATCGGGAACTGTAAAATTCCCACTTGAAGTAAGCTCTACTTTTGTATTTAATTTGCCATAAAATATTACTGATGCGCTCATTATGAAACCTCTGCGTAAATATGGGTATGGAACTCACCCTGATCAAGTTGAATGCCGTCTATAACTAATCTTAATAAGTCCCCTTGATTAAAACTTTGCGCAGGAACGCTTACCCAGTCTACAGAAGAACTAATTGATCCAATTGTCGAAGTAGTAACTTCTACTGGGGTATTAAGTAGCGGAGTCCAATTGACGCCATTATCTGTAGATTTTTCTAAAGATACTTCTAAAGTTCCACTGGTTGATGCTTCAAGTAGCGTGAGTTTAAAAGAAACCATAGTTGCGCTAACTGGAGCTTTAAATACAGGGATTCTTTCACCGACCAGCGCGGCATTGTATTCATTAAGATAACCACTAAATTTTACATTGAATACATCAATAGTTGAGGTCTGTTTTAAAGCCTCGATATCCGTATTAAAGCCTTCTTGATTGGCCCTTATGGTATCAAATATCTCTTTTTTTGTGGGTTTACCAACTTCAATATCCGTTGGGTTTATTGCGACATATGCCATTTATTCTCCTCTTATGAAATCAAATGAATGTTAGCGGTTGTTTCATCATTATTGACAATGCCCTGATTATCAGTAATAAAACCGTATTTAAGTTTTTCGTCTTCAGTTGCGCTTGAAAATTGGTTAGTTGTATTTGGGGTTATAACTGAAGATGTACTAAACGTGTTTCCTAAATCAGATAGCTCTAGAGATACCTTTTCACCGTCAACTGTTTTACCGACAACTATTGCTATTTTCTTTCTGCTAGTATCTCCGCCTAATCTAAGATACAATCGCTTCATTTGAAGCTGCATCACATCCCCGATTTCTACATTCTCAAACCGAAGATCCGTATCAAGGAATATGGTAGACTGACCAATTCTGTTAAAGTAAACCTGACGCTCACTAAAGATATTAGCTTCGTTATCGTTAAACAGATATGCGTCAAATTCCTCAAGCTTCGAGGTCTCGATATACCTATTAATAAAGACAGAGCTGAAGGTTTTTACTAAGCTACCGGACTCTAAACTTGCGCGGTCTATATCTTTATGTCTATATCTAACCAGGGAATCCCTAAAGTTTTTACCGCTGGTGGTTTGAATATTCCACTTAATCAGGTCTTCGTCATTTACGATAACGGGATTATCCGGGATATCATCTTGTAGTATTTTATATTTAAGCTTTAAATCATTATCTAATGTTACACAACCAAAAATACTTTTGTTGATCTTGTCGATTATATCCTTTGCCCGAACAGAGCTTCCGCCAATACTCGTGGGTACTGCTAATGATATAAGTTGACGACCAACTTGAGTCGCGGTGGTAAAAGATGCCTCGTTTATAATGTCGGAGCTTACTTGAATCTGGGTAAGAATGTCTCGTACAGCTTGCGCTCCGGTTTGAATCCATAAACCGCCAGGCTCACCATTAACAGTCTTGCCTAGAACTTCAGCACTTAATATGCTTTCATCCCCAATGTAGTCTGGCAATTTACCAGTAACGCCGCTCAATATAGTGGCTTCAGCAAACGGTATTCTAAGTTCAATAGCCGTTTCAGATACCGATAGTATTTCATAATAAGTTGTATATGATATATTTGATGGACGTATCCAGTCTCTAGGAGAAAGAGTTTCTCTTAGGTCAACTGCATCTGGTGTGGTAATAGCTCTACTTCCGTTTGTAAACTGTAAATCAAATGCCAGCAATGTGGCTCTGGCTAAATCAAATTCAACATCGGATGCTAGTGTAATTGAGCACTGATTAGACGGGCTTCCTAAATTAGATATAGTAAAATTGTCTGCGTTTATCAGGCGGCTTTCTTTATATATCCGCTGTATGGGTTGTCGGATAACCGATGAAGCTATTGTTGGTTCTGTAATTATATTACTTCGCAATACAACAATATTCCCAGGAGCGATATTCTTAATTTCTTTTCTCTCGCTATTAGACTGGAACTCAATAAAGTCTCCAGGGGATAAGCCGTCAGTCCCGCTTAGTTCAATCCGATTAAGCTGTAATACATTAACCACCGAGTACGTAATAGTAGAACATGCGTGACCGGCTACAAGAAATGTTCTGTTTTTGCTAACAATTGGTATTTCAGGAAGAAGGCTTGCCGGTTGTCCCGTAAATGAAAACGTGTTATCGCTATCTAAAGTTATTACGGTATCAGAAACTACCGCCTCTATATCAAATTCCTGAGTTCCAATTGTAATTGTATCGCCAGGGCTGGTCTCGGTTAGGAATAAAGTCCCAACGCCAGTTAGGGTTGGTGATGAAGCATCTGCCGATACCGTTCCAGTTATCGCATATCCATTACCGATTTGGTCAATAGACTGTAGCTGTAGCCCGTCAACTCTACCGTATAGCTGTCGCTTGTATCTGCCCTTGATGTTATCGTTTACATTATCCGAGTCTGTATAGTTATCCAGAGGGATAGCTTGTTCCAGATCGAATAGTAAATCTTTAATTAAAAAGCTAATGTCGTTGGGTCCGAATCGTTTGTTCGTAATTCTACCACGGTATATTATGTTTGCATCGCTAAAGCTTAAGTCTTTGTTCCAGCTATAGATGGCAGCTTCTCTGTTTTCAAAATACAGCTTATCAAACGCTTCATCAAGTCCGCCGTCTCCGTTTTCTAGTTTTAACGTGCCCGACCCGACTATAGATGTTAGGCTCTGGTCAATACCGATCTTATGCTTATACCCAGGGGTAGAAATGATTCTGCCGTCGTATTGAACTTGCGCCCCAATATCGGTTAGATCCCAGGATAAAACTGCCGGACCTGTGGAAAAGAAAAACCTGTATGTTACAATAGCTTCTATTGTGGTTGGGTTAACTGATCCCATAAAGTAAGCATATAGAGTTCCAGACTGGGGGTTATAATAAAACATCCCCTCGTTTAGTCCGGCAAGTTGTCCGTGATCAACCATGTTTAAGTCATTATTTTTTAGGCCAATTACGAAGTGAGGAACTACTTTACTCCAGACCCCGCCGCCCTCATCGGACCATTCATACAATCGTCCCCTGGCACTTATATGCGCAACCGTTAGCTTCTCAGAAGCCTGTGCTGTTATAAATTCTGTTCTAGATTTAAACGACATTATAATACCTTAGTTAGCTTGACTGTGGCATAGATTTCTGAAACCCCAACATTACCCGCTGCCCCAAAGCCGTTTGATGCTCTAGTAACCGTACACCTATGTTGAGTTTCAAATGTTTTAGCAGAAGCAATTGTAAAAGTTCCATTTAATAGCGAATTGTTTTGCACGTTACTTGCGGCATCTGCATAACTAACTGCACCAATAATAGTATCTACTGCGTCCGTAATATTTCTTAATTTGATTACATGGTTGTCTATCTTAAACGCCGGAGCACTGGCTTCAATATGATAAGTCCCTGGCTGTAATACTATTTGGTTTGCCGATAAAGAAATAAAACTAACATCACCCTCAAGAGTGTTTAATGTTCTGGTCTGCCAAGCTCCACTAGTAAATGTTCCACCCGCCGTAGATGCTGCCTTAACATCTTTTACATAAGCAATTCTTGGTGCGTAAGGTTGTGCCTCTGATCCAATTTTGTGTATAGAAAGATATGTTCCAGTATTGTTAGAAGCTACGGTGCCGGTTAGTGTATTTCTCACGTCAATCGTGTCGCCGTATTTTAGATTAACTAAATTGGTGCTAACGTGTTTAAATACGCTACTTGCATCAATTCCAGAGGCAGCAACAAGAGTCCCGTTTAAATAAACAGAAACACCGTTTGTATTCGTTACAGCTTGTTGACAATTAAAATGTACATAATAGTCTCCAGGATTTCTAACCGTATAGATACCCGTTGAACTATTAAAGCTTCCGGTTGTATCCTTTTGTACAGTAGTCCATGATGGTACAACAGCAAGACCAGTTATTGCCCCACCATTTTTAAATGCACGAAATACTACTAAAGGATTTAATCCAACAGACGCGGGGTGAAAATACCCAAAACCTACGGTTTGCGCAGTAATAGAAAAATTACAATTTAAGTTATTTGTAAAATTAACGCTCGAAACAACCCGAATAAATTCCCCTGGGTTTAATTCAAGTGTCAATGTTGCGCCCGTTCCTGAGGAGTTTGCATCAACAAATGTACCCGCAGCCGTCATAATTTCTACGTCAGCCGCCGTCCTTGCCTGTAATGCTGGCGTAAATGCTAAGCTGGTTGTATATTGCGTGTTAAAGGTTGCGGTTACTAATATTTTAGCCCTAGCTATAAATTGGGTATATCCTAACGCTGTACTTATTTGGATTAAACCTACAGTTGGTGTCTTTAATGTTGTAGCAAACAAAACATTGGTTCCGGATCTAGATGTAAACCCAGTCACAGATGCGGTATCATTAATAATCCCATTGGCGTAGTCGTTTGGTGCAAGAGACAGTTCGATATTGTCAATGAACAAGTCCCAGGCTAGGGCATTAGTAGTTGCTATGTGGAATATAAGCCTGATACTAGAACATGTAGTTGGAATTTGAAATGCACCGCTGGTAAATTTACCACCACTTAACGCATTTGGAAATGGGGTTATTGGGCTTCCACCATTAGTTACGTCATACGCGTAGATCATTACATCTGAAGGCGAAGCTGCTAAGTCAAATGGATTTCCGTAAGAAAAGTTTACTGACGCATCGTAAGATAGTTTGAATTGTACAGGTTGGCCTTTTAAATAATTAGGTACTGCAAGGGTTAGGCTTATACCTTCGCCCTGTCTATTAAATGCACCTTTAGTTAACTTGAATGAACCATTGCCGTTTTGAACTTCAGATGCCGTAGTTGTTCTAGTTAATGTTACGTTAGGTGTTCCGCCAGTACCGTCTACAGGAACAGAAGCCGCAGCATCTTGGTATGTTATCCAGTCCCCGATTGTAGAGTTTGCGGTACTGTTATTGCCGGTAATAACTCCAGTTACTCCAGAACCAGCTCCACCCTGTCCACCAATTACACGCCATCTTGCGCTTGTTGAATCATACGTTAAATAAACGCTTGCGTTTGTAGTAAGTTCTATCGGTCCAGAAGTTCCAGTCAATATGCGATTTGCGGCAGTTGATCCGGTTTCGTTATTAATTGTAATGGCTACGGTAGATTTATTTGCTAATATTAATTTTTGCCCACTGTACCCAGAAGTTACTTCATCTACAGAAACAAGGCCGACATTTGTTAATTGAACAACGGAAGAAGTGACTGCACCAAGAACCGCGTTTGCACCAGTAGAAGCAGCGTCTATTGTGACGCTATCGGGATTAAAGTTTTCCCATTCAGTGTTGCCGACGTTTCTTCTTATCTCTTCTCTAGCTGCGGGAGTACCTGCCGATACATCATTCAAGTTGTCAAGAGACAAAGATGCCGCACCAGTTTGACCGTTGACTGAAGTTACTAATTCAGAGTTATCTACTTTACGCCATACGGTTCCATCAAAGATAGCCCAATCGTTTACCCCCCAGTCGGATATTCCGTCTAGGCTTGTTGTTCCAGCTATGCTTACAATGTAAAATTCACCTTGGGTGCCAGCCGAACTGACTAGTGCCGGGCTGTTAGTATTTGCGTTCCATGTGCCAACAAAAACTAATGCGCCACCGACTGACTCGACTGCGGTCTCTAGTGCCTGAAGTGCGGCCTTAATATTCTGGTCATCCGGTATAGTAACTCCGGTAAACGTCCCAAGGGTTGTTGCCCCAGCAACTCCAGTAAGAGTTTCTAAGTTCGCAATGTCCGTGGTGTTAGTCCCGATGTTGGTTGTATTGGTAACGATATCAGTTTCAGCGGATTCTACTCTAGCCTCAACCTCATCAATCGCGGCTTGCGCATCCGTTGCAGTTAATCCACTTACAACATTATCGAACGATATATCGTCAGCATCCGTTAGGACCGTATTGTTTCCGGTGGCACTTGTTCCATCAATGGTTTTATTTTCTAATGTCTGAGTACCGGCTTCATCTAATACATTTACCCAAGCGGTTCCGTTATAGTACCGAACTAAATCAACTGTAGTATTAAAATAAATGTTTCCGGAGGTTGGCGATCCCAGATTGGCGGCTTCGTATGTCGCATCATTAGCGTACTGAAGTAGGCTCGTGGTATCAATGTTACCGATAGTTGGGGTTGTGCTCGACTGCGCCCCGTCAAAGAAATCAATTTGCTTAGCCATTATCTACTCCTGTATTCATAAATTTGATATCCAGCGGGCTCTACTTGGTCGTTAATAGCTTTCCCGTTTACGTCAATCCCACCATATACTATCGAAGATGGGAAGTCCCACTCTCTGCATATGCCAAGATAATTAATTGGATCGTTTGTGTAATTAATCATGCTGAACTCGAATATGTATTCGGTATCCGTTTCACCTTCAGCTCGGTGTAAAATTAAACTATCAAAATCAAATCGAATGTAACCATGTGCATAAGTTTCAGTCTTAGCTGCGTTTATGTCTACATAGTTAATTAATGCGGTATGCAATAGGTTTGCACCTTGGTAGACCCGGCATCTAAAGTCCCCGGTGGTTAAAGTGCCCTGAAGATATACCCACGGCCTGATGTGGACAACAGATACCGATCTTGATACCTTAATCTTCTGAGGGAATATAACGCCAGTAAATAATTGATCGACAATGAGGATACTCAAGTTGCCTCTTTAATTCTAACTGTAGCGTTCCACGTTCTTCCACCACTAGCGGTCCATACTGGAACTCGATTAAAGTATCCATATACAGTAAGCTTAGTGTCCCCACCGATCATAGCTTCGCCGTCTTTATCTACGATCATCCATATTGGCTCATGTCTGCCGTGGCGGATAAACAACGTATCTAGTATTTCCTGTTCCGTCTTAGTACAGTATTCTAGGCTTCCACTCAATGTCTTTTGTAGCGGTCTTTCATTAATAAACTTTTGACCGTATTCGCTTTCGCTGGTGTCTGAGGTATCAGCGTATTCGTAATTGAAGGATGCAATAGATAAACTGTTTTGTTCGATGTTGGTTAACTCGCCGATAAAGATGTTACCTACTTCGACATAGGACCCTTGTCCAGTAAACGTCATCTGAACAAACCGATGGCTTACCTGATTAATGTAGCTGTATCCCATATTTTGGGAAGGGTCCATTGTTAGGTTGTTAATTGGTGAACTTGAAAAATCGGTGGTGACCGAGGTCTTATAACTAACCGCAGTCATACCAAAGGTCTCAGTCTTGTCACCCATTACAGTAACCGCGTCTATATCTCGAACTTGTATTAGGTCTATTTGAACAACAACCGTATTACCAGTTGACCTAAACTTAACACTAGGAGAATCGTTATTAAGATTGACAAGAGGAAACTGAGCATTAGCTACACCCGTGGTAAGAGTTTTTGTTCCAGCCTTAAATAAGTTATCTGATAAAAAGTTAATTCCAGACATTATACACCACCTTCACCTAGAGCTAAACCGTTAGCAACTTGTCTAGATACCGCTCTGCCGATTTCATTTTCATCTATCTGTATTATACTTGTGACCTCGATCATCTGTCCACCAGAAGATCCACCATTTGATTGATTAAATAGTTGAGTTTGTTGTTGTCGGTTTAAAATCATTTCACCAGAATTTACTCTAGCTAAAACTTTATCGCCGCTAAAGCTTCCACCGCCAACGATACCACCGTCTTGAAAACCCTGAATCGCTGAAGCAAGAACCGTTGCAGTACCAATCGCCGCAGCAATGTTTACACCTGCCGTTAGTTTTGCAGCCGCAGCCGCCCTGATTGACTGTGTCGGAGTTGGATCTAATAATGGCGCAACTTGCATAGGAATTAATCCTAACGCTGTACCACGGGCCAATGCTATTTGAGCTAGAGCCGCAGCTTTTTGAATAATGAATTGTTCTTTAGATCCGCTTTTAGCTAACGCAGATGCCAACCCAAACCCGGCACCAACAATATCATTTCTTTGTTTAGCTAATGTTCTTTCAATATCAAGAGACGCGTTGTTTGATTTCTTGAGATCATCTATTTTCCTAGCGTTTTCTTTCTTTTGATTATCAATCTTTGTTTTAGCATGTTCGTCAAAAAGAAATAGCTCTGCGGTAAGAAACGCCTTTTGGTCTTCTAGTTCTTTTGCAAGTTTTTCTGCTTTTAGTTGTAACTCTACCTCTTCTCTAGCGGCGTCTAACTCATCGCTGGCTAAAAACGCGGCTCGCTGTTGTTCTAATTTTAATTCATTTTCTTGTTCACCAAAGTTTTTAAGGGTTTCAAGCCTTTTTTGTTGGTCGGTCTTTAGGTCTTCTGCACGTTGTTCTGCAAGTCGGCGTTCGGAAGTGTCCCCAGTTTGCCCTGCGCCCCCCGGACTGCCTAATCGTTGTTCGGCACGTTGCCCATCGACTCCGCCGGAAGATTGTATTAGCCGTTCTAGACGTAGCTCTTCTTCTTTCTTTTTAATAACATCTTTAAGTATTTTATCTTTTGCTTCTAATCGCTCAAGTTCGGAATCTAATCCAGGGATCGAAATTCCTAATAATGTTGTTGTTGCACTTGCTAGTCGCAATACACTAAGCGTAACCGTATCCCAGTTTCTAATTAGAACAACCACTATAGCAGTTAATGCGGCAATAGCAGCAATCGCGATAGTCACTGGTAAATTTATAGCTGCCCACATAGTAACTGCGACGGCTCGAACCCCAACCATAGCTGCCTGCATCAAGGTAAGTCCGCTTAACATAAGTAGAACATTAGCATTAAACGCAATAAACGCAACAGTCGATATGGCTGCAAAGGTAATAATAATATCTAAATTTTCGGTTATTACATCAATTAGTTTTGTTAATCCTGATATAGAGGCGTTGATTGCCGGTACAACTCCACCAACTATAGCATTTGTAAGTACGATCCAACTGTTTGATAGCGTGGTTAAATTACTATCCAGGGTAGCAAATGCTGCCTCAGATTCTTCGATTAATGATGTGTTTTCTTTGTAAGCTTTAGATGATAAATTTAATGCTTCTGTTAATAAATCAGTTCTGTCAATCAAAGGGCCTAATGTTTTAGTAACCCGTAGATCGTTAAATCCTAATTCGGCTAGAGACGTTGATAAGTTTTTACCACCATCCGCGCTCTTCTTAAGACCCTCTACTAATTTAAGAAAGAATTGATCGGGTTTAGTTTCAAATAAGGTTGTGAACTCTTCATTGTTAAGTCCCAATACTGAAGTAAACTTTTCTAATGAGCTGCCGCCTTTGCCGATGGCAATCTCAACTAAAGAAAATACCTTTTGAATTGTTGAACCACCGACCTGCGCCTCGGTTCCTAATGCGGACATAGCTGTAGATAGACCTAGCACTTGTTCTGCGGTTATTCCAAACCGGGCTCCGCCCTTAGCAACTTCGTTAGAAACTGTTAATATTTGGCTTTCAGTTGCAGCAAAGTTGTTACCAAGAGAAACTATAGACGACCCAAGCCTGTCTATATTTTGTACAGACTCTCCAGTTACGTTTATGATCCTGGCAAAAGCAATCGCGCCTTGTTCACCTATAATATCAGTTGCAGAAGCAAGCCGGGCCATTGTCTCTGTAAATTTTAATATGTTGTCTGTACCCTTAACGCCCAATTGCGCTGCGGTTTGCGCCATGCCAGCTAGCTCAGTAGATGCAACCGGGATTCGTTTAGATAGGGCCTCTAAGTCTTGACCAAGTTTAACTAGCGCGTCTCCAGATAATCCGGTAGTCTTACCGACACCAACTAGTGCAGTTTCAAACGCTCGTAAGTTAGTTACGGAATTACTTATGCCGTTAATCAGGCCGCTGAAGGCTCTAAATACAATAGTGGCCCCAAGGTTTCCAATAAAGGAATTGAACGCACCTTGTGTATTTTTAACGATTAACTGTAGGCCATCTAGCTTCTGACCTGCACGTTTTGCCCCAGCACCAAACTCATTCAACCCTTGGGTTGCTGCGCTAGATACCAGGCGTATGTTAATATTAATGTCACTCATTATTTTTTGTTCCTGTTTTGTTTAGATTCTCGTATTGCTTCTGCATGAGCCTTTTGTTCGGCCTCGAATTTAAGTTCGTCCATGATGCTGAAATATTCGATGACTTTATTCGGTTGTTCGCTATAACCACCAGAAAACGGTAGAGCATTATGCTTATCCCACGCCTGGAATATGGTATAAATAAACCCCGAATTGGGGTGCTTATACGACTTAATATCATTTTCAAATCTAATATTAAGCCCGATAATTGATCTACTGCCCATAGCCTTTCGCATTTCAGCTAACTGTTGATCAGTAAAGCCGCGCTTTAATAGCCTTGGGTCTATTCCATTATTTTTAGAAAAGGATAAATACTCGCCCACGAGCAGGGCACGTTCGTATTCTGTTACGCTAGATATGCGTAAGATTTTGGCAATAATAAACTCCCACAATTTATTAACCGGGATGTGAGAGTCTTCTACTTTTTTTCTGTGACTTCTCCGGATTCTACATAAGATACCCCGTCAAGAGGTTGACCTGTTTCGGGATGTAGAAATTGATCAGGTATTCCATTTAAAAGAGAAACGCATACCAGATTGATTTTAGTTCCAACCGGAGAGTTTAATAACATATCCACGGTTTTATCGTCTAGTTGGTTGTTTTTCGTTTTAAGTTTAAAGTCTTTACCATCTCGGGACTTTAGTCCTTTGATATCTTTAATGGCGTATCTCATTGCTAAGATCGCACCCTCAAGAGCTTCTCTATTCAAGAAGAGGTTTTGAATTTCATTCTTTTGTTTGTAAGTCAGGGGGCTAACGCTAACCGTCAACCCCTCAACATTTACTTCTATTATATCGTCCGTACTATAAACGGTAAAATTTTGCATAACTTTTCTCCCTATTTTTAAGTTAGCTTGCAGTAATATAAAGCTCTTCTTCGGTACCAGCCGCTCCGCGACCGGCAGTAAAGCCTAGCTCTTCCTGCAATAATCCATCTTGATCCGCTTCTGTAGCTTCTGTGATAATACAGTTGGGTAGATAAAACGCTACCACTTGACCATATTGACCAGCAACTCCAGACGGAACATACGCAGAACCAAACAAACTAAATTCAACATTGTTTCTGAATCTGTTTGATTGCGCAACGCTATCGTCCTGCTTATACGGATTAAAACTTCCGGTTACAGTTCTTTCTGTAGGCCGACTTGAAATCCTGCCATTAGAAGAACAAGTTGAAGTAACAAACCCTAAAGTATTCTCTAATGAGAATGATAGTTCGTTAACCGCGACCTGTACGCCATCTTGGAATACGCAAGCGTTTAGAATGATAGGTGGCTGTGCAGTATCAAAGCTTGGGGTAAATGGGTTAGCAGTTAAGCTATGGTCCCAATCGAGACCTTCCATACCAAAGTTGAAACTAGCAAGCTGCCCGGTGGTAAAATTCTCTAGTGATAGACTAGTAACTTTAACTCCAGTACCGCGTTCTAATCTTGCATTCTCAATATACTTAGATATTGATAGGCTTGGGTGACCACTATCCGCAGTTACATAAGTAGTAATCGCAGCGATTATCGTACTGTTTGTAAATGCAATCGCAGCGGGCACAAGTATATCAATGTATACGTTGGCAGCTATATCACCTTTTGCAACAACCGGAGATGTATGATATGCTCCAGTGGTCTTGATAGTAACGATATCACCGATATTATATTTTGCAGCGGCGGCATTAGGTAGATACGCACGAGTAGTGGTATGTGTTCCACTGCTATCAGTTGCATCTATAGTAGTAGCCGTCACTTGACGCCTAAGACCCATAGCCGATCTCATTAACTTATCATATTCTGGTGCAGTACCTTCGATACTATGTGCTCGCATTTCTACGGGCATAGAGCCTGATACGCTCCTTGTTCCAGTAAGTGGCGTTGATTTACCGATAGATCCGTTAAGAATGTTACGTTCCAATGTTTCTTTAGCTGGTGTCAGTTCAAACCCATCCGATAGGGTCTGTACATAACTGCCCGCACTACTTGGTGCAACGTATATTCCTTCTGTTACTTCGATCTCAACCGCTACTACTGTATTATTTTTAACAGCAATTGCCATATTGAACTCCTTTTTAAATTAAACTAAATCTGTATGTTATATCCATAGTAGCCCTCTGAACTGCTACCTTTTCCTCAACCAAAAATTCCGGCTCTGATACCACAAGATTGGTTATATTAAGAACCGTTCCAGGAAGTCCGCCTCGCGTATTTACTAATCGCTTGTAGATATCCAGCACGTTTTCTCTATTGTCATAAGCCCTTTCGATTTTCTCTGCATCGTCTAGGCTTGATTCATAATATCCCTTAGTCAGTACAACTTCAAAGGTTTGTGTTATATGTACGTTTTTCGTTACTCCTGGAACTTCAGCACCGAACAGGGCTCTTACTCCATAACGATTGTTATTTGATCTAAAGTTATTCTTTTCTACATTTTCTAAATAAGGTAATGCTGAATATGTGGCACCAAGCTCTGCAACTATTTCGGCAGTTATACTGTCCCTAATGTCGCGCATCATGTCGATCATCGCAGCCACCGATTGTTCTTAAATTTAACTAGCTCCTCGGAGGCATCTTTAACGCCATCATTATTAGAATCTAGTGAAAGTCTTGCCAGCTTAAAAGCCTCTTCAAACTTGTCCTGATACTCTCTATATTTGGCCCACCAAGTATCTTCCTGGGAATCAGACAAGATAAAGAATATCTTAGAAAGAGTGAGCATCACTGCGGCCTGTTTAATTTCAAATAAGTCGAATAGATCCCATTGGGTCATGTTTACATACTTACCAGAGTTGTCGAACTTAATGTATTGTAAGTTCCTAAGCTTCTGAATAATTGTATTTCGAGCGGCTACATGATGAACCATATGGTCAGTCTCACCCTGTGGTAAAAGAGACGCATTGTCAATCTCGAAGAACTCTTGTTTAAGAGCGTTATCATCGGCGAATACTAAGTTAATTCCCCTGACAGTAGATGCCGTTTGGTCTACATTGGGTTTAATTCTAATGTAAAATGCAGCTATCGAATTGATAGTGCTTATAGCCATATTAGCTCTGTCCCAGTACATAAAGCCGCTTCTGGTAAGACCTAGAGTCTCGTCTGTGACTGACCTTGCGACCCAGGCAGTGCCGTTCCAATACTCCATAACGATAGAATTGGCGTTGGTATTGGCGGTTACAAGCTTAATATATGTAGAACTAAATGGCTTACTAAAGCCCAGGTATAAATAGTCTTCTGCGGCGATTAGCTCTACGCTAAAGTTATCGCGTATGTAGTCCGCAGCGGCGTTTGAATGGTCTACAAAAACACCATTATCATCATGCAATACGGTTAATTTAGAAATTGGATCTATCATAATACCCCAGTTAAAAATTTAGCAATTTCTGGAGCTGCGCTTTGAGCCCCCGCCCCTACTAATGCAGCTATTGCAATCCATAGTTTATTGATATGTCTCTTATTTAGTTGCATTTCGATTTCGTGATTATCGGATCGTTTAATATGGTGTCGTAAATCGGTTTCAATCTTAGCCAGGCTAACTCTCTGGTCCGCTTGATTTTCTAAAATGCGATCTATTTTGTTTTCCATATTCATAATAAATCCTAACCTTCAGAACTAATTGTTTTTAGTGCAAGTTGTAACGTCTGATGCTCCTGTAGAGTTAGCTTCATTTGTGCCACGGCTTGTGCAAGAATTTGTAACGCTTGTTCTTTTGTCATATTGGCCCCTGTATGGTCGAAACTATTTTAATGGCTTCTTTTATTTTTTGTTTTTCTTGTACCGTCATATCTTTTGGATTCTTTTTTAGCAGCTCTAATGCCTGTTCTTTTGTCATATTACACCCAAACTGTGCCGTCGTAGTACGCTGGCGCTTGCAATGTTAAATCGTAAACGTACATACCTTCGATAGCCGTTAATGCGTTCTTCTCTGTGGTCGTCATCCGTGGTAAAACAAAGGCTTTAGTGGTCGATTTGATTTCCAGTGCCACGCTTGCGTTTGTTACTATGTCGTCACTGCCAGCGGCCCCACCAATTAACAGATTTCCCTGAAAGTAGTTATTCACACCAGGTGACTCGTAAAAGCCCCAGGTGTCTGTTCCAGGATTGCCGAAGGGTAAATCCATAGTATATCCGCGAAGTTTATTAATTGCCGTCACGCCGTTCGGGATCGCAATAGCTCTGCATAGATCCATAATATCTATTGTCCCACCCGTTGAGGTCGCATCTAGACTTAGGACAAACGTACCAGCCGCGCAACGATCAAGAGTTGATCCCGCCCCCATAGTTGAGACTACCGGAGCGGCAAAGGAAGATATTCCTGTAAGTCCGGTAGAAACGGTTGCATTTGTACCAATGTTTAAAAGCATAGCGGTATTAACACCAAGGGTGTCTGCTCCAGCAATTGTTATGTTTGCGGCAACGGTTGGTTGAGTTACCAAATTATGAATAGTGGACGGCTGCCCACCACCGTTAACTACCGTAGCACTTGCGAATGAGTTAAGATTTCCGTTAAATGAAAACGCACCAGTTATTTCAACATCCCCGTCTAGGAAAGCAGCAAGAGTCCTACCGGCATCTTGACCGCCTGAAAAGTTTGTCGGTCCAGCGGTAACCTGTGCGTTGCTTCCAACACCGGAAATTGTTGCCGTCGCACCTGCAGCGAAGCCCGGGTTAGCCTCAAGTGCAGCTTTAATTTGTGCGGCAGTTGAAACGCCGCTCTCGATTTGAACTTCGAATGCAAACCCTGCGACGGAAAAAACTTCAGATCCAGCGGTTGCCCCAGGGGTGTATTCAATAGTAAACGAATTGCTAAAAGTTCCGGGTTCATTAAAAGCTAAAGTTAAATCTTGAAATACAATACTTGCCTGTACACCCGCGAAAGGCGTCACGCCGTCCATTGTGACCTGCAATCCCGCCGCGTACCTTGCGGAAGTTATCGTCGGGTTTACGTTTACACCCTGGTAATAACCGTTAGCATTGAAAACCCCTAGATTGCCGCCGACATAAACGCCGATAAATCCCGCGTTGCCGGTGAAGGTATTAATGTCTGGGTTTATGTTTAAGCTCGTGTAGTTATTATTGTTCGCAATGGACTCAAGCGTCGGTGTAAAGTTAGCCGACGAGTAACCTTTAACTTCGCAAGCAAAATTTGCGTTGTCGAAAAATCCTTGAACGTATGCATTTTGGTGAATGATCGCAGCGGCGTTTACGTTTGGCCCGAAACCGTAACCTAGAATCGGCCCGTTTATTGTCACGTTGGCGTTAACGGTGCCTTGGCCCGCAATATACGAAATGCCTTTGACTGAAATCGGATCAGTACCGTTTCCTATTCCTAAATCGTTTTGAATAAACGCGATTGAACCAATGTCGCCGCTCGCATTGTGAATGGCGTTGTTAATAGTAAACCGAACACCATTGCCGCTTGTTCCGATACCGAAACCCGTGTCGTCTGGATCAACCGTTATCTGTCGATATTCTAACGTGGCGGTGTCGTTTGGTGAGTTCTGCAACGGTTTAACATTAACCAGGATTAAATCTAAATCTATATTTTGACTAAGGTTGTTTGGCTCAATTATATGCGAACGATCTGAACCAAAGTTATTGGGGTCAAAGTTGTACCCAGTGATACTAACAGGAAGCCCCGAGGAATTGTAACCTACGAAAGAGTTTGCGTTTCCAGTTAGTGAGTTTTGCTTAGCGTTAAGTGCTGCCTGTAAATCGGTCTGGTCAGAAAGCGTTCCAGTAAGATCGCCCCATTTAACAATGGCACCAGACTCTAATGGAAATCTTGATCTCGAAAGCTCAGAACCCTGAAATCTTATATCAATATTTGTGTTCGTGCCAGAACCAACGTCAGCCCTGATTCTAACTACCAATCGGTCGGTTAGGTTCATACCACGTACCGGCTCTGTAGTCGTGTATGCTTTTACAAGAGTAGAGCTATTAGTGACCTCTTCGCTTAGCAAAGAAGTACCGATAAGGGTCTCAACTGCGCCTGGAACAGTGCGTACATAAAATTCAGCGAACAACTTAATGGGCTTTGTGCCAGCGGTCCTCTGTGCGTAAACCGCAAAACTTAACGGCCCGGCTGGTAACTCGTCCGCGTCTGGAAATCCAAGAGCCGTACAAAACGCCGATAAGTAATCGCCATTGCTGATATTTACGAAGCTCTCGCTTGCGACGCCTCCAGGAGATATTTCCCTAACCATATTAAGTAGTCCGGCACCTAAATCAGATGCCGTATTTGTAAAATAATAAGAACCGTTGCCGGGTATTAAATCTACAAGCTCTTCTTTTAAATCTACTTGGTCAGAAAGTAAACCCGTGATTGAACCCCAACTAGCGCCAGAGCTACCTGCGCCAACAAGATCTAATTGTCCTGTAGTTGGGTTATATTTAAATGCCATTATGTTGACCTAAAAACTGTAAGTAAATCAGATTTTGAGGAATTGGTATATGTAACGTCGATAACCGCAACTATTGTTCCGGCAGCTCCACCATCTCGATATGTGTATGATTCTTGGGTTGATGAGGGATACGTTGCACCAATATAATTAAAATCCACTCCCTGTAATAAACTTCCAAAAAAGCCGGGAGAGGCTCCTTCTAGTGTAACCGCAATCTTTTTTTCTTCAGACGTATCGCCATCCCGTATGGATTGCTGATAACCATCCTTAAGATTAGTTCTGGCCACTGTTTCTCTCTTCTATAAGACGCTCAGATTCTCTTATCTCAAACCATACATACCACTTTTTGTTGGCAAATACTGGGTTCAAATAATGAAACCTTTTACTAAATCTTCTATTGTTTGCGATCATTAACATGTGGAGTTCCATAGGGCTATTAGCCACTAGGAAGAATAACGGTTGGTTTTGATCGTCTAATGTAGCCACGTTATCTCCATTTGAAAAGAACCCAGGTTCCCGAAGGAACCCAGATTAAATTAACTATTATGCACCTAGCATGTAGATGTTCATTTTGCCGTCATTTAGAACAGCATCACCCATGCCCATAGAGAAAGAGTAGTCTGTAGCTTGTAGACGAACATCAGCTCGTTGGCTTTCAAACTTAACTTCTTTCTGTACTGCAACAGCTACGCTATTTTTGTGATAAGCAAGAGCTTCGTTAGCAGCTAGACCGTTGTGAACTAATACGCGGAAACCGTAGATTTCTCCGATTTCACCACGGATTAGGGCATCCCTTGATCCATATTTATCCGCATTACGGAAATTATCTAGATCAATAAGGGCCTTCTCTTGCTCAGGTGGAACTACCAACCATCGGTCTTGTTGCGGAACATTAGATCTGTTCAACAATTGACGTGATGTTGATATTGCTTCCAACGTGATAGCTGCGCCTACACCGGCAGTTGTACCGCCACCTAGACCACGCAAATGATCGGGAGCTGCGGCAGAAGCTTGCTTAAGACGGATAATAATTTGGTCATCAATATAGATGCCCATTTTAGAACCGGCTGATTTTGCAAGTTCGGCTTCAAGACTTAGCATAGTTTGTGTAGACACTCTGTCTGCAACTCTGTATGGTAAGTTAACCCATTTATTAAGCGCGATTGAATCTACGCCGAATACTGGAGATTGAAACTCAGTCTCGGTTAAACCGTCTGGGTTTTGTGTTGTGGGGCCAGAAAATGAAGATGTGAACTTAGGTACATCTACGCTTTTGACACCTTTAGTGGCTTGTGCTGAAAGGTCCATTACGGTTGGACGCAGGAAACTATTTCTATCTAGTTCGTCTTGCACAATGCTCAAGATGAGTTCCATCTCGGTAGCGGCTGTTGCAAACGCACTAGTTACTGGTTGATTGGCCATATTTAACTCCTATTTTGTTTTAATTTTTCTAATAGAGCAATTTTTTCCGCAGTAGTAAGGTCGTTGACCCCTTTAGGCGGTTGCCCAGGTTGGACTCCTTTAGCTGGATTAGCTCCGGTAATATTGACAGATGAATCTTTAGCTATCAATCCGGGATGATCTTGACGAAAAGTATTTGCGACTGTTTGTACGCTTTCAGAGTTAAGCGTCCCATCTTCTTTAAATTCGATTTTCTCGATTCTGGCGAAGGATAGGTATTCGTCTTTTACTTTACCACCTAGTTCATCTTTCAACGCAGAAAGCTTAACGGATCTAAGATATAAATCTTTTTCCCGACCTCTTTCTTCGATGACTCTTTCTTTCTCAGCTTTTTCGCGTTCGTACAGCGTTTGATACTCTTGCTTAGCTTTAAGCTCGTTTTCTTCGCTTGACTTGATGCGTTCCGCTAATTCATTAGCTTTGGCTTCTGCGTCGCGAGCACGTTGCTTATACTTATGCATATCCGAGGATACTTCCTTATACGCCGTTACTGATACGAATTTCTTTTCAGCCGACACACCGTCCGGTTGAATTGGATCTTCTTGTTCCTTACTAGGATCTTGTTTATCATTTACACTCACTTTATTCTCCTGGGTTACTACCCTATAAATCTGTAAATCGAATCCTTTTAACAATCCGATCTATTTGGTCTGTAATTGCTTTAAAAACCGCTTTAAATTCTGGTTTTGATAACTTCATAAAACTATAATCTGGGTTAATTTTAATTAAATCATCAACTTTAGCCTGTTGCGACTTGTCTAGAGTAATCTCTAAATGTCCGGGTTGCGAGATGGCTTTGATGCTATTCAACGCTTTCCCTGTCCTGTTTATTCCGGACTTCTTTGGGGTCGCGAGTGGGCCAGTAAGTCTGCCCTGTTTCTGTAAATCTTTACGAATTTTAACTGTTGATTCTTTTAGTGGCGGCAACTTGTGAGAGTCACCTAAGTTTTCTCTAACTCCGTTACCAAGTCTAGTTCTTTTGGGTATTCGTTCAACTGCAATTTGCCCAGCTTTTTCGAGTATTATTTTAGACTTAAGCAGTTCTTCAATTAGTTTTGGTAAATCTGATAACTTACTCATCAAATATGTCCTCTAAAAACTGTCTGGCAATACTTTGCGATATTCTACCCGCCTTGATTTCTTCTGGAGTTAATCTATTAAATTGTCGCAATAATACATTCTTTTCAGAGTCGCTAAGTCCAAGGAAATCGTAACCCTTTTCCCGCATCCACTGTGCCTTTTCTGCGTTCTGTGCATCATCAATGCCGATGATTATCCGTCCAGCCAGGCTTATATCTAAAACCTCAATACTTGAAAGCATGTCCCCAGTAAGTGTTAGGTTTATTGGGTTTGGGATTTTACCACCGAGCTTGAAATCTATATGATTCTGGTATGCTTCGGTATACTTGGACGATCCGTTCTTATTTTTAAATCGCTTGTTATCAACTCCGCGTCCCTTTTTGGTTCTAGCGATAACGTAATTGACAATCGAGTTGCCTATCGTTTCCCGCTCATCCGCGTCAAAGGCTGGATCGACAAATACAGTAAACGAGAGTATCATTTACTTTCCCTTTTGCGATGCTTCTAGCCGTTTAACTGGGTCTTGTTCGTTACCTTTGGTGTTTCCTTCTTGAAACGTACCACCGGCCTTGCGCTCAGCTTGCATCAATGGGCTACTCATCATAGCGTCCATGGCCTCTTCATTTTCTTCATTAAGCTCTTCCAACCAGTCGTCTACGTTTTCATCGGAAAAGTCTGGATACAAAATCTTAATAGACTGTTTCTTGGATATAAGCTGTTGGTCGCGTAACAATTGAATCTCTTCAATCTTCTGCTTAAAGGTCTTTAGCGGCTTCATCTCCGCAAAAATAATTCTAAATTCAAAATCTGTAGAGAACTTACGAACTTCTTTAGTAAGGATTCCCGCGTCAGACCAGATTGACTCCATAATAGAAATAAGGTTCCACAGGTGGGTCTCTACGTTAGAAAAGAACTCTACTTGGCGCTTACGCTCTGCGGTGGTATCGCCTTCATCCAACGCCTTAGAAACTCCGCTAGACTCTGCGCCTGGGGTTACCGACGCTGCGGCATTTGTCTTAATACCAATAGACGAAAAATACAAGTCAAGTTCGGTGTTAATCATTGATAGTATGTTTGGGATATCGACTGTCGGCTGGATGACTCCCATTTCTGGATCACCGTTTTCTTCAGTTCGTTCACCAAGATCAACAATGGCATCCGGGTTAAGCTCTTGATTCGATATATCCGCATTCTTAGTCCAAATAATAGAGTGGGACATAAATTGTGCGGCGTAGTTCAAATCAGTGAATAGCTTAGGAATAAGTATAGCCATATCCAAACCCTCTTTATTAGGGTAAGGAATTAGTTCTGTTTTAGAGCGATTACCATACTTAAACGGTATTACTGCAAACGGGTTAGTAGAGTTGTTTACTCCAACGGCTTTCATTTTATCTTCACGGACAGTTCCCGTGGTATCTATAATTATAAATTCATTGTCGCTATAAAGGGCCAAAGTCGTTACTAAACGAATATCGTCTTTATTGGTTACCTTATTGCCTCGATCATCGTACGCCTGTGTTGCAAAATTAATCAGCTCACTACCAAGTAATTTAATCATTACCGTCATGTTTAACTGGTTAACTGGATCATCCGAGTATGGTAGAAATTGATGGCCGCCAAGGACCCGAAGCTTTTGTATGCCGTCTTGAATAAAGGGCTCAATTGCAAACATCCCGTGGACATTATAAAACTCATTTGCCACGCGCATGATGTTATTCATATCAGAGTGTTTAGCAATATTCTGCATAATCTCTACATCTGTTTTATTGTCGGCAAGTCTAACTGGGTTTTCTACATAAACCTTAGACAGCTTGTCTACGGCCTTTTTAATAATATTGATTGACGGGATACGCTGAATCGCACGACTATAAGCCGCATGTGATATAATCTCACAACGCAGACTCTTTTCAACTTCTTCACGAAGCTGTCCCTGCCAAATGTCGTATAGACGTTTGTTTGTTTCCAGAATACCAATATGTTCATTGTAATGAGAAAGAATATCTGTGATCATTTCTCGTAATGGTTTTTGTGTTGCCACGTATTCCTTTATCTGTAAGTTACTTTACCGGGTCTCGTAGGCTTTTTAAGCGGATCAAGATACCAGCAAACATATCCCAGCGCATCACTAATATGACTTATCATTAAGTCCGTATTGTCATATGTCATTTTCTCTAAATCTTGAATTAGCTTTTTACAGCTAGGATCTATAACTAAGAGGCCCTGACTTAACAATCTATTTATATTATTATATCTATCTTTAACTAATGGATTTCTAAACTTTATAACATCAAAATTGGCTCTACGAAGAATTTCATGATCAGTATTTTTAGCACTGGTCTTTCGTTTTGCCCCACTATCATCTGCAACAATTCTAATTGCCTGATGTGGAAAGCGCGTTAGTATTTCTTTTGCTGCGCTGAACGTGTTGGAATCTTCCTGGTAGAGTTCCCCAGTGATATATATCTTACCTTGGGCTTGGTGAGCAAATACGCCGCAAAGGGGATGAACGTTAAAATCCAGACCGCAGAAAGTATTATAATTTCTTCCGTCATGTGTTCCTAAGCTGGTGGTTCTATCAAACTCGTAATAAACTTTACCACTTGATAGATTAACAAACTGTCCATCTAATTCTTGTTGAGCTAATCGTTTGTCGTATTGTGCGGTTAACGCTTTAACATATGTATCTGGAAGATTTGCACTATTATCGACTGTTCGAGAATATACCACGCGTGAACTAGGAAGTGGGTTTTCAACAAACTTAGTATATCCCCAATTAAATCCGTTTGGGGTACTTGTGCCCTTCCATTGACAGGGACCTTTTTTATCCCTAATCCTACCGATTAATACGTTAAATGCTTCTTCTTTATTAAACAGACATTCATCCGACCAGGCCCAGCCGACTTCAACTCCTCGGAGTAAATTGTACTTTTCCATGGATATAGCGTAAACCGTTGTGCCATTTACTTCAATGACCCCTTCTTGGGATTTATAAGTATATGGTATTCCAAATTTATCTAAAATTTCAAAAAATACTGGCAGCGTGGCTTTCTTTAACTGACTATACGAGTTAGCAGTTATTAGCCCCTTAGTCTTTGGGAACTGATGAATCATGTGGTTAGCCCACGCAGCCCCAGCG